ACATGACCCGCGTGCCACCCGGCATGGCATGGGTCCCGGCTAGGGCATACGGCTACCCGTCGTTCTGCTCGAGGGTTAAGGCGGCGTGGTTAGTGTTCACAGGCAAAGCCGACGCGCTGACATGGGAGAAGGGGCAATGACAAACCCAATTCAAACTAAGCGTATTGAGATGGCTGACAAACGCAAGGGCAGAAGCTGCTTCTACTTTTCGGGGAGCAGGTCTGGCCGCATTTCATGGGCTGACTGGTTTTATATACGGGACAAGCGCAAATGACCCTGCGCCAATTCCTGTTCACCAATTTCGGCTGGGATATTTACGACTGGGCCGACGATGAGATTAGATTTTAAGGAGCAACAAATGAGCGACACACCTTTATTCTTCGTGGTCCTTGGGCTGGCAGCCCTCACCGCCTACCTCTTCGCAACGCGCCCTCCGCTCACCGCCGAAGATCGCAAAGAGATGGAGGAAGATTGGTGGGATTGATACGCCGCATCATCGACCGGCTTCTGGCCTACATGTTCAAAAACAATAAGGATTGGGATCAATGACACCCAGAGAAAAGAACCTCGCCGCTATCGACGCCATCGCAAGCGAGCACGGCTACACGGTGCATGACATCCTCGGCCCCTCGCGGCTCAAGCATCTGGTCGGCGTGCGCCGCCTGTGCATCCTGATGTTCAGAGAGGAGGGCTACTCAACGAATGAGATCGGCAGGATAATGAACCGCTGCCATACCACCATCGTGCATGCGTTAAATAAGCCTGTTGACACCTGCAACGAACTGGTTTAGTGACAGTCTCACCAACAACAAGAGGACTACAAAATGATGGACTGGACCAAAGACGAACGTACCGCTGCACTGATGGTGGAGGCCGTTGCGCACGCCAAGGAGTTCGACGAATTTTCGCTTAAACACGAAGAGCAGCTTGAGCTAATCCGCGAAGAGTATCTGACCGACCTGTGGTGCGAATTTCGCAGCGAGGACGACGACGCCTTCGAAGATTGGCACGGCCAGCTAACGGTCGCGGAAGCCTTTGACGTTGAGTTCAGCGCATGAGCGGCGCGCACGCCAAGCGGCGCATCGCACCCGCCCCCAAGAAGAGCAGGACGCCAATCAGTGACGGCCCCGACAAGTCGCCCATCGGCCTCGAACCTAAGATGCGCCAGATTATCGAGGACGCCTTCTTCGGATCGAAGAACCTGTGCGCCGCGATCTTGGCCTCTGGCCGAACGCACGGGCCGATGACGCCTGAGCAGCAGCTCGCCGCCATACAGTACGCGCACAGCGTCAAGATCACCGACACCGCCGTCCAGCGCGTGTCGAGCATACCACCGCGCACGCTGCGCCTAGTAGATTGGAACCTATCGAAATGAGCAAGAAGATAACAGCCGCAGTCGAGGCCGAGAAGGCAGCCGTCATTGAGATGCTGACAACGATGCAGAGCGGCATAGACGTTGCCGCGCGCACCGCTGGACCTTCGGACATCGGCACACTGCGCTTCGCCAGCGGCTTTGTGGCTGGCATCATCGAGAGCATCGAGGACAATCTGCATCGCGGAGAGACCCCGCAGCCGAAGTCATCAATTATTTTGCCGTAGGGGCTTTTCATCCGCAATCAACTTGTGTATTGCATACGGACCAACAACGAAGGGACATACACATGGATGAAAAAGAACTCGCCGCGAAGGTTAACGCCGTGCTGGCCGATATATTCACGGAGGCGTCATACATCGCCGCCGAGAGCGAAGACATCATCACCATGCACGAGGCCATACAGCGGGCGATTTATAATGTCGCCAACGACCCAGACGGCACGTTACACTGAGGGGAGACAGACAATGCTACACGAACTTATCACACTCGCCTTCTCTGCGGCGCTCATATTCGCAGTTTGGAGCATCTATCACACAATGAGGGGAAACTGACATGATGGACGTTATCAATCCGTGGGGCGCACTGCGCCGCGCAAAGATCGTAATAATAGAGCGAACACATCTCATCGACGCGCTCTACAGAGAGCTTGACGAAGCCGACGCGCGGGTTGCCAACTTGAAGGCGATAATAGCGCAAGGCCACTTCCGTAACCCAAAGACCGGCTGCATCGGCCCCAAGGGGAAGGTTTTCAAATGACCGACACCATCGACATCGTCCTCTCCGACGCCCGCAAGGCGCTTGTCAAGCGCGACCGTCTGGCCGAGCAACTGCGTCAGGCCGATATGGAACTGAGCCAGCTCACGCAACGCTACCGCACTGTGTCCAAGATATGGATTACGTCGCCGCTCATGCTGCGGCACGCCGTCGAGGCGCGCATCGGCAAGAAGCTGGCCGCATAATGGAGATTGAAATGACAGGCATTCAGAAAGCCATCGACATGGCGGGCGGCGCAAATCCGCTCGCCGCCAAGCTCGGCGTATCGCATCAGGCGGTATATGTCTGGCTGCGCAAGGGCTGGGTGCCAGCCAACCGCGCACTAGAGATCGAGAAGCTGTTTGACATCCCACGCGTGGAGCTGTTTAAGCCAGAGCTGACCGCTCTCTTTGCATCTAACTAAAACCATGAGCGAGGAGGGACCGCCTGTGGGCAACGTGCAACCAATTACACCGCACAACACGTCCGTGTTGGCCCCCGCCGAGCTGCGGGAGCTACAGGGCTGGCTAATCTGGCGGTTCGAACAAGACCCCGACAACCCCAACGGCAAGCCGCTGAAGGTGCCTTACTATGCCGACGGCGGAAAGCGCCACGGCAAGCAGGGCGGCATTGACGACCGTGGCCGCATGACCACCTTCGCCGCAGCCCGCGACGCGGCCGCGCGCCGTGGCTTCACCGGCATCGGTCTGGCGCTCATGCCAGAGTTCGGCATCACTGCGCTCGACTTCGACAACTGCGTTGACGCGCAGGGTAAGCTGCCGCCAGAGATCGAGCGCATCGCCAGCTCGACTTACGCCGAGTACTCGCCCAGCGGCATGGGCGTCCGTGCCTTCGTGCGTGGCTCCTATGGCAACCGTAAGTCGCCAACCGAGGGCAACCCCTACGGCTTTGAAGTCTTCACCAGCAACGGCTTTGTGACCTTCACCGGCAACGCCATGCCATACACCGACCTACTCGGCCTTGAGGACACCATCGCCGATCTGGACACGCTGGTGGCACCGCTCTGCGCGGCGCGCTTCCCCGCGACACAGCAACGCGTGGCTGACCCTGACGACTTCATGGTCGGCCGCGAGCCGAAGATCGGCCTGAGCATCTCCCAGATGGAGGAACTGCTGTCCGTGCTCGACGCGGACATGCCCCGCGAAGACTGGATTAGGGTCGGCATGGCCCTGCACCACGAGTGCGATGGTGACGACACTGGCTTTGAGATATGGAACGACTGGTCGGCGCAGGGGTCGAAGTACCCCAGCGAGGAAGGTTTACGGACGCAATGGGACAGTTTCGAGCGCCGCAAGGGTTCGGGCCACCGTCAGGTGACTATGGCGTCCGTCATCAAGATGGCAAAGGAGGCTGGCGCATCATCCACCCCGCGCCCCACCTTGGCGGCAACCGTTGACGACTTGCGCACAGCAATGAGCGCGGTTGCCGCCACGCCTGCACTGGGCATGTTTACGCCCGAAGAGTATACAGGCCGCTTCCCTATCACGTCACTCGCCGCCAGCATCATGATGGAGCCGGGCGGCTGGTTGATTAAGAACGTGCTGCCTGACGCTGGGCTTATCGTGCTGTTCGGCGCGTCAGGCTCAGGCAAGACCTTTGTCGCCATCGACATGGCCTACGCAATCGCAATGGGCATCGCGTGGCGCGGCAACCGGACGAAGAAGGGCCGCGTGCTAATCATCGCCGCCGAGGGCGGTAAGGGCATGAGCAAGCGTCTGAAGGCGTACCTCAAGCACCACAAGATCGATCCGGCCGACGTTGACATCGGCCTGCTGACCGTGCCGCCGAACTTCTTGCTGTCCGAAGACGTGACCGAGTTGGCTGCGGCTGTGGCCGCATCAGGCGGCGCGGACGTCATCATCGTTGACACGATGGCGCAGGTCACGCCCGGCGCGAACGAGAACAGCTCCGAGGACGTCGGTCTGGCGCTGGCCAATGCACGTGCGTTGGAGACAGCCACAGGCGCGACGATCCTAATGGTGGACCACAGCGGCAAGGACGCGTCGAAGGGCGTGCGCGGCTGGTCAGGCAAGCGTGCGGCGGCTGACGCCGAGCTTGAGGTCTTGAAGTATGAGAACGGCACACGCGAGCTGCGCATCACGAAGATGAAGGACGGCGACGACGGCCTGAAGTGGGGCTTCCGTCTGGAAACCATAGTCGTCGGCGTGGACGCCGATGGCGATCCCATCACGAGCTGCGTTGCCGTCGAGGCTGACGTGCCTGTGCCGGTGGTTCAGGAGACAGGACCGAAGGCCCAGCGCTTCGGCCCACACGAGCGCCACGTGCTTGAGATCATCGAGGACCAGTATGCGGGCGTTGAGCGTGCGCCACTGGCCGAGCTGTTCGACAAGTGCTTCGCCGCCATGACGAAGCCAGAGCCGCCGAAGCGCGACTTGCGCCGCCGCGATCTGGACCGTGCAATCCAGTCGCTGGCCAAGCGCAAAGACCCGCTGATAGAAATAAAGAACGGCATTGTAATTTTTTACACGTAAGGGGGTTGACGCCTGCAACGAACTGGTTTAGAGACCGTGTCACCAACAACACGAAGGGAAATTACTAATGGCTACACAACCTAACACCGTTCTTGACCTCGGCGGCCAAATCGCTGACCGTCTGGGCGACATCAAGGCTCAGATTGCCGAACTGAAGGCAGTCGAGGCCAATCTCATCGGCATCCTCATCAACGGCGGCGAAGGCGCTGTCGAAGGCAACACCTTCCGCGCCACCGTGTCTACGGTCGCCGAGCGTTCGTCGCTAGACGCCAAGGCAGCCGAAGCCAAGCTCCGTGAGCTGGGCGTTGACGGACGCTGGTTCAGCAAAAACCAGAAGGTAGCCAAGGGCTACACGACCGTTAAGGTCGTAGCGAGGAAAGCATGATGACAGACCGCAGCCGCTATCGCATGTGCGAGGACAGCAAACTTCTTGAAGAGGCGACGTACAACCCCAACGCAGAACTGGCCATCGTGCTGGCCGAGCGTCTGGAGGCCGCATGGGCAGAACATGAAGAGGAGGCCGAAAAGTTGCGTGACCGTGCCGCCGACTTCGAACGCGACGCCAATCGGCTCGACGACGAGCTTTGCGAGTTGCAACATAAAATCGACGTACTCGAACTCATGCTTGCCACGCGCGACGAAACTATTGAAGAACTGAAAAAAGGAAACTGATAGATGATTAAGATCGAAGTAACAGGCAACAGCATCCCCGAAGTGGCCGACAAGCTGCTGGCCATCGGTGCCAGTCTGCGCGCCAGCACGGCTGCTCTGCCCATCGCCAATGGGGGCACAGGTGCTCAGACAATCGAAGAAGTTATGGAGGTAGCCGAAGCCGCACCCGTGGACCCTACTCCGGCCCCCAAGAGTGCCCCAGTTGCAGAGGTCTCCGAGAGCCAGCCAACGACGAAGGAAGCCTCTTCTACCCCTGCCCCTGCGGCATCGGCCTCTGAGGACGAAGAGCTGGAAGTCGTTGACCTGCCAATCGCCACACTCGACATCGAAACCGACGTGCGGCCCCTGATCCTCAGCGTCGTTGAGAAGCGCGGCAAGCCAGTCATGGAAGAGCTGCTGTCCCGCTTCGGTGTGGCCAAGGCATCCCAGATTGAGCCAGCCCTGCTCCCCGAACTGGTCGCCCTCATGCAAGAGGCACTGGCGAAGTGAGCATCCACGCCAAACTAAGCCCGTCTGGCGCGCACCGCTGGATGGTCTGCCACGGCAGCGTCGCGCTTGAGGCACCGTTCCCTGACAGCAGCAGCTCGTTTGCTGCCGAAGGGACACTGGCGCACGAGATCGCGTCAGAGTGCCTCATCAGCGGCGCAGACCCCGCGCTGTTGATTGGCAAGCCAGCCACTGTTGACGGCTTCGACTTCACCATCGACCAGACGATGGTTGACCACGTCAATGACTACATGAAGCTCGTCCGTGAGTACGCACAAGGCGGCGAGCTTCTGGTCGAGAAGCGCGTCGGCATCGGCCACCTGACCGGCGAGGAAGGCGCAGGCGGCACGTCTGACGCAATCATCATAAAGGGCAGCGAGATTATCATCGTTGACCTGAAATACGGCATGGGCGTCAAGGTCGATGCGGACAACAACCCGCAGCTCATGATATACGCCCTCGGCGCGCTGAACGAATACGACCTCATCGGCGACTTCGACACTGTCACGATGGTCATCCATCAGCCCCGTCTGAACCACGTCAGCGAATACAACATCCCTGTCGAGGAGCTGATGAAGTTCGCCGATGAGGTGCGCCACGCGGCGGATAAGGTGCGCTGGGAAGACCCTGCGCTTGTGCCGGGTGAGAAGCAATGCAAGTTCTGCAAGGCCAAGGCGACATGCCCAGCCCTGCGCGCCGAGATGGCCGAGGTGGTCGGCGGCGCGGCGGACCTGAGCGACTTCGCCAATTTGGTGCCGCAGGAAGTCACGCCCGATACCAGCGACAATTACTTGCCTGTGGCCTTGTCGAAGGTTGAACTGATAGAGCAGTGGTGTAAGGCTGTGCGTGCAGAAGCGGAGCGCCGCCTGCTCGCGGGTCAGCCTGTCACCGGATACAAGCTGGTCGCAGGTCGCGCTGGCAACCGTGACTGGAAGGACGCGAAGGCCGTTGAGGAGATGATGAAAAAGACCTTCCGCATGCGCGACGATCAGGTCTATGACTTTAAGCTAATCAGCCCCACAAAGGCCGAGAAGATATTCAAAGAAAACCCCAAGCGTTGGGCGAACCTGCAAGAGCAGATCGTTCGGAGCGAGGGCAAGCCATCAGTGGCACCCGCCACCGATAAGCGGCCAGAGATGGTCGTAACACCCGTCATGGATGATTTCCGTGACTTAACTGCAAACTGAGGAATTGAAAAATGCAAGTAATGCTTAAAAATATCCGTATCGCTTTCCCTGCCTTGGGCGCGCCCCAAGCATTTGGCGAAGGTGAGCCAGCCTACGGAGCCAAGCTGATCGTTGACCCCAAGGGCGAACACGTGAAGCAAATCAAGGACGCCATCTTGGAGGCAGCCAAGGACAAGTGGAAGGACGAGGCGCAAGAGGTAATCGACGCCCTGACCGACGACAAGAAGGTCTGCTATGTTGAGGCCGAGTACCGCAACAAGAAGACACGCCAGCCGTATGCGGGCTTTGAGGGCAAGTTCTACCTGTCCGCACGCAACGCAGGCACACAGCCTACGGTCGTTGACCGCCTCGGCAATGAAGTCACCAGCAAGGCAGAGATCGAGCGTCTGATTTATTCAGGCTGCTATGTCCACGCGTCGGTTGACATCTGGCCGCAGGACAACAAGTGGGGTCAGCGCATTAACTGCACCCTGCGCGGCGTCATGTTTGCCAATGACGGTGAGAACTTTGGCGGCGGCTCCACAGCCTCAGCCAGCGAGTTCGCTGACTTTGCGGTTGACGCGGAAGACCTCCTGTAATGTCTGACATCGGACACAACCTCGTTGCTGGCGAAGAGCTGAACCTGCTCTTTGAGCGCATCGAAAACATGGAGGCGCAGAAGAAGGAAATCGCCGAGGACATCAAAGACGTTTTTGCCGAGGGTAAATCTCGCGGCTATGACGTCAAGATCATGCGGCAAGTCCTTCGCCTGCGGGCACTAGACCCCGACAAGCGGCAGGAAGAACGCTACCTTGTCGATGCCTACGCGTCAGCTATTGGCCTCGATCTAATTTAACGCTATAGGGACGGCGCGACGGTTGGATGCCTCGGCATCAGTTGGAAGCAACCGTCGCGCCCTCTTTTCTGGCGGACCGCGCCGCGCACCGGGTGGTCCCTCCCCCGTTGTTGGTAACTCGCGGGGCGCGGTCCACCAGAATTGAGGGAAAACATCATGATTAAAGCAATCGAAACACGCTACAAAGGTTATCACTTCCGCAGCCGTCTTGAGGCCCGCTGGGCGGTCTTCTTCGACCATCTCGGCCTGCGCTGGCAGTTTGAGCCTGAAGGGTTCGACCTGTCCGAATATGGCCTCGGCTACTATCTTCCAGACTTCTTCTTGCCTGACCAAAACTATTGGATCGAGGTAAAGCCGGACAACTTCGACCACCGCGACCAAGACGCATACCGGAAGCTGGCTTACGTTGGCGCGGCCACCGACGCGCGGGGCTTGCTTGTCGCGGGGGAGCCGTACCACAATGTGGTGATGGGCAATTTTGAAGATTACATGGCCCCCGGAGTTCTTCCCTACGACCAATGGTGGACGGTAGACACGTATTACCGCGAAGAGGGCGACGAGATGAACCGTGCAGGTCAAATGGACGGCCCGTACCTGTTCTGTGTGTGCCCGCTGTGCGATAAGATTGGCATTGAGTTTGATGGGCGCGGTGACCGCGTTTGCGGAGACATCTGTAGGCCCAAGCGCACGCGGGAAAAAGCGCTTGCCTTGGGCTTCTGGGGCGGCCTGTATCACGGCGATAAAGCCTACAGCGGCAATCACCCTAAGATTGTTGCCGCCGCCGAAGCGGCGCGCAGCGCACGGTTTGAGCACGGTCAGTCGGGTGCTTCGTGAGCACTCTCTGGCTTGACCTCGAAACATACAGCCCCGTGCCGATCACGCACGGCACGCACCGCTATGCCGAAGAGGCGGAGGTGCTGCTTGTGGCGTTTGCGGTAGACGATGCGCCTGTGGAGGTCTGGGATTGCACACATGGCCGACGTCACTGGCCAGAGGGACTTCAGACGATGATTGACTTCGCCGACCGCGTCGTCATCCACAACAGCCACTTCGACCGCACAATCCTGCGCCATCGAGGCATCCACATACCCGTTGAGAAGATACGCGACACGATGGTGCAGGCGCTCGCCCACAGCCTCCCCGGCTCGCTGGGCACGCTGTGCGACGTCCTCGGCGTGCCGACCGACAAAGCTAAAGACAAGGCGGGCAAGAAGTTGATACACTTGTTCACCAAGCCACGCCCAAAAAACATGAAGCTGAGGAGAGCCGATCATGTCAGTCACCCCACCGAATGGAATGAGTTCATCGAATACGCCCGCCTTGATGTGGACGCGATGCGAGACGTATATGGACGTCTGCCGAATTGGAACAATAGTCGGAGTGAGCGGAACCTTTGGCGAATTGACCAAGGAGTTAATGACCGTGGCATCGCCATCGACCTTGAACTCGCCCACGCAGCCCTTCGAGCTTTTCGAAGAACTTCAGGAACTCTGGCCACTCGTGCAGCCGATCTGACAGGCGGCCACGTAACGAAGCTGACGCAGGGCGCGCGCTTCTTACAGTATCTAAGAGACTACCACAATTTTGCGCCAGAGAACCTAACTAAGTCCACAGTCGCCGAGCTGCTCCGCAGCAACGGCCTGACGCCCATAGTGCGCGAGTTGCTGGAAATACGGCAGCAGGCGGCGGCTACCTCACCAGCCAAATATAAGGTGCTGCTCGACGCAACGTCCTCTGACGGGCGGCTGCGCGGCACACTACAGTTCTGCGGCGCATCGCGCACAGGCCGCGATGCGGGGCGTATATTCCAGCCACAGAACCTGCCGCGCCCCACGATGGACGCCGACGTGATTGAGACCGGCATCTCCGCCATGAAGCTGGACTGCGAAGACCTACTGTTCGACAACGTGACCGACCTATGCTCGTCCGCCGTGCGCGGCTGTCTGGTGGCCCCAGAGGGTCGCAAGCTGGTCATCGCCGACTTGTCCAACATCGAGGGCCGCGTGCTTGCGTGGCTGGCGGGCGAGGACTGGAAGGTTAAGGCGTTCTGTGACTTCGACCGTGGCGTCGGGCACGACCTGTATGTGGTCGCCTATGCCAAGGGCTTCAACGTCGATCCCGAAGAGGTGGTCGATAACAAGAAGAGCGGCGACGGATCGATGCGCCAGTACGGCAAGACAATGGAATTGGCGTGCGGCTATCAGGGCGGCGTCGGAGCTTTCCGCACGATGGGCGGCCCTGCGGTCGCAGCCATGACGGACGAAGAAATCCAGCCACTGGTCAGCGCGTGGCGCAAGTCGCACCCCAATGTGGTCAAACTTTGGTACGGCGTCGAGGCGTCGGCCAAGCAAGCCATCAGGAAGCCAGACGAGTTGTCCCACTACGACATGCTCCAGTTCGACATGAAAGACGGCTGGCTGCGCATCAAGCTGCCCAGCGGACGCTATCTGTCCTACCCGAACGCGACAATCGAGGACGGGCGCATCACCTTCGACGGTACGAACCAATACACCCGCAAGTGGGAGCGCGTTGAGACCTACGGCGGCAAGCTGGTCGAGAACATCGTGCAGGCAGTCGCCCGCGATGTGTTCATGACTGGCATGGTCGGCGCAGAGAAGCTCGGCTACGAAGTCTGCATCCGCGTGCACGACGAACTGATTACCGAAGTGCCCGACACGGATGAGTACTCGGTAGGCCAACTGGCAGGGGCCATGTCCACAAACCCGTCGTGGGCTGTCGGCCTGCCATTGGCTGCGGCTGGGTTTGAGACCCACCGCTACAAGAAGGACTGAGGCGTGACGCCCGCAGGTAAGCTACAGGACCACCTCAAGCAGAAAGTGCAGAAGAGTGGGGGTCAGTACCGTAAGGTGCGCTGGGAGGGCCGTAACGGCTGTCCTGACTGCTTTGTGTGGTGGCAGTGGCCGCACGTTGCCTTCATCGAGATAAAGGCGTTCGGCGACCGCGTCAGCACGATACAAGATCGCGAGATCGAGCGCATGCGTCGCTACGGCGTGCCGGTGTTCATCGCACGGACGAACGAGGACATAGACAAGATTGTTGAGCAGGTGCGGGGCGGCAATGACACGGACGTTTAAGCCACACGACTATCAGCAGGACGCCATGCGCTTCCTGTACGACACGCCGCGCTGTGCGCTGTGGATGCCGATGGGTGGCGGCAAGACCGTCACCACGCTCACCGCGCTGGACAACATGTCCGTCGTGGACGACATCTACCCTGTGCTCGTGCTGGCACCGCTGCGCGTTGCAAAGTCAACGTGGCCCGAAGAGGTTCAGAAGTGGGACCACCTGTCGCACCTGCGCGTCAGTGTCATCACCGGCACGCAGAAGCAGCGCGAGCGTGCGGTGGCCAAGGATGCCGACATCTACTGCATGAACTACGAAAACCTGAAATGGCTTCGCGACCAGTTGGGCGACACGTGGCCGTTCAAGACTGTGGTGTCCGACGAGTTCACCCGCCTGAAGTCCTTCAGGCTGCGTCAGGGAGGCGGCAGGGCACGTCTGCTGGCTCAGGTAGCCCACGGCGAGGGGACGCGCTTTATCGGCCTCACAGGGACGCCAGCGCCCAATGGGGTCAAAGACCTGTGGGGCCAGATATGGTTTCTGGACAAGGGCGAGCGTCTGGGCCGCACGTTCAGCGCCTTCGAGCAGCGGTGGTTCCGCAAGGGCTATGACGGCTATAGCCTCGTGCCATACGAGCACACGCAGCGTGAGGTCGAGGAGAAGCTGCGCGACGTCTGCCTGACTGTCCGTGCGCTGTCCGTCGAGGAGCCGAACGTGGTGCCAGTCTACGCCGACTTCATCCCGTCGGTGCGCAAGCTGTACGTGTCGATGGAGACGGAGATGTTCGCGCAGCTCGCGGAGAACGAGGTCGAGGCGGCCAACGCCGCAGTGCGGACGCAGAAGCTGTTGCAGATTACCAACGGCGCGCTGTACGTAGGCGAAGACGGGAAGTGGGAGACGATACATAATGCCAAGCTGGATGCGCTGGAAAGCATTATCGAAGAGGCTAACGGCACGCCCGTGCTGGTGGCCTATAACTTCAAGCACGATCTCGAACGTCTACAAGCTCGTTTCCGTCAGGGTCGGGTGCTGGACGCTAACCCTGATACGATCAGGGATTGGAACGCCGGACGGGTGCCGATACTATTCGCTCACCCTGCGTCGGCGGGACACGGCCTCAACCTCGCGGACGGCGGCAACATCCTCGCCTTCTTCGGGGTCAACTGGAACTTAGAAGAGCACATGCAGATTATCGAGCGCATCGGCCCCATGCGGCAGAAGCAGGCGGGGCACGACCGCCCAGTGCTGATATACCCCATATTGGTGCGCGACACGGTGGACGATGTGGTCATGGAGCGCCTGTCAAGTAAGCGCAGCGTCCAAGAGGTGTTGTTAGAGGCAATGAAACGAAGGAAAAAGAAATGAGCAAGAGCTTTATATGCAGCACATGCAGCGTTGAGTATGACACGCTGACGAAGACGATGGAATGCTTCCACTCGCACGAGGAGGCGGCCAAGGTGCCTGAGCCAAAGGCCGCCGAGCTGTTGGGCCGCGCTGCGGCGCACATGCACGATCGAGCGTCGACCTATGACGAGCCAGAGGGCGAGCGCTCAATGGGTAAGATCGTGACGGCCTTCAACGCCATCACAGGGCGCGACCTGACCGAGAGCGAGGGCTGGATGTTCATGCAGCAGGTCAAGCTCGTGCGGCTGTTTACGCGCAGCGAGTACCACGCCGACAGCGCTGAGGATAACATAGCCTATGCCGCGTTGCTGGCCGAAGCGAAGGGGGACGGGCGTTGACAGACGAAACACACGAAAAGTCAGTAAACGCTGCACTTCAGGCTATGGGTCTTCCCCGAACAAGGGACAATTACATGTACGTACTGTTCGGGGGCGAACCACTACCTGAAGAGTGGGGACCGGCTGACGAAATACGCAACGTCCCGCCGGACCTGCGCCTTACGGTCTCTACTTGACGCTAAAAACGCGTTTAACAGGCCGACCCATGAGATCGGCAACGCGGAAACGCGCCTCGTCCGGCGAGGAAGACGTCCGCCATATATCCTCCACAGACTTCTTGAGCGCTTCAGTTTTGGCGTTCGAACCCCACAGATCGCGCACGCCTTCCCACGTAATGGACTGTACGGCGTTTCCGCGAGGGATGCCGAGTTCTTTAGCCGCAAGGTTGTGGGCGTCGCTGATAAGGCCATAGTATCCCTTTGAACCAGTCGCTGCGGTAGTCATCCCGCTGCCCATGCCTCTTGTCGCAATGGTGTCGTTAGCCCCTGCGGGGTACAAACCTGTTGCGCCTGTTGAGTGCGTGTCGGCGGTGATAATATCGCCAGCCAGATTGGGGTCCGCGATGTCATCGTAGAAAGACGGGACTTTGCCGCCGCCGGTAAGTGTTTTTCGAATGTTAGCCATCGACGGGTCTTGCATCATCGATAGCGCGTTGGTCAGATCGCGGCTGTTGCCCCAAGTCATAGCCCCGTATTCACCCCCATATTCGCCTGTAGGCAAAACGTCCAAAACGCGAGGATTGAAGCGAGACTTGTCGGCCAAGACGATGCGTGAATATATGTCCATCGGATCGGTCAATTCAGCAAAATCACTGTTTGCAATCTGGTCCACGTAATCCAAACCGCGACGCACGGGAGCGAGACGCTTATCCGCTTGCATAGCTTCTTGTTGCCGGAGGAATGACCGTAGGCCTGCCGCGTCCACACCGAAATCGTCACCCATCATTTGTGACATGCGATCCACGCGGGCTACGTTAACCGGCCACGGTGTTTGGGGCGATGTAGCGGCTAGTCCAGCGTATCCAGCTTCCGGTGGTTGGTCTATTTTAGCTGCGAAATCACGACCGAGACGGTTCGCTGATGGGTACCATTCCGCCGAAGCAACGGCTTTGTCTGGGTCCATGAGGTCTTGTGCGATAAATTTAAGGTTATCCGCGCCTCTGCGAACGCCTTCAGCGTATATTTCATCCGGCGACCGACCTTTCATGTCAGCCATAAACGGTTCGTCGGTGAGCAAGTCCATGTTGCGCGCAAACGCTTTCGGGTTCAACCGCATCGCGTCGCCGGTTTGTGTTAAAAGAACCTCGTCTGGGTTCCCAAAGACCTCAAAACTCTTTTCATTCGGGCGACGAGTACTGATCAGGTTACTGTCTTCGAGAGGCATCACACCAAAGCTGCTGTCTGCGGCAGTTGGTTTGGGCGTGCTTGCCTTCTTTGTCGTAGCCGTTGCCGCGACTTTCTTTTCAGCGCCTTTAGTAGCCGTCTTCGTCGCAGTTTTGGTGGCCGTCTTCGTCGCGCCCTCCGTCGCGGCTTTAACCGCTTTACGTGTGGCAACGCCTGCGGGCCGTCCAAGGATAGGCACAGCGGACAGCACAGCGGTTCCCGCCATTGCCTCCATCTTTTCAGCCTCGGCGTAGCGGCCCTGCGCACGCAGCTTGCGTGCGGTCTCGCGGACGTCACCGAAGTCACGAATGGCGGCGAGGGGTGAGAATATCGCGTCTTCGGCAAAAGCGTTCGGGTCTTCTACCGCCGCGTCATAGGTGGCCCTCGCAATACCTTTAACGTCGCGAGCTACGCTTGAAGGCGACGACGACTTAATATAGTTCACGACACGACCCGGTATCGACGCGATGCCGCTGCCTAGTTTGCCTGTATTTGCGGTCGCCGCTTCATTGGCACGAAGCCTTTCGGCCTGCTTCGCTTCAAAGCGACGCTTCTGCGCCGTTGCTGCGTTCTTCTTGCGAACTGAAAGACTACCAGCCATTAACGTAAACCCCTCTTAGCGGCGCATGCCGTAGTGTCGTGCCAGATCGGCGATGGATGCCATGCCGCCGTTGCGGAACGCCTGCACCGTGCCGCCACGGTACATGTTCCGCATGGGTGCCGCTGTTGCGTCGTCAACGACCACATATTCGCCCAACTCAGGATCGAAGGACGCGATCTCCACGTCCGCTTCGTAGTCGCCGCCGGGCATCGTAGATAGGCCGCTGAGGTCTTCTTCGGCGAGCGACGGGACAACCACTTCGAAGTCATCTGAAAGCTGGCCGCGAGTGTCTTCAGGCGGCGGGGCAATCGTCGATGCGGCGGCAACGCCACCCTTCGTGACGCGGCGCTCAAGCGCCCGATCAGCCGCTTGCTGAACCGGAGCAGCCGCCTCAAGACGTGTCAACACCTCTTCAAGTTCTTCGGGGCTGCTGGCTTTAAGCATGCGCGCCAACTGTGTGTACGTCGCCCGCGACACGTTAGCGTTCCGCATGTTAGACAGCAAACGTGCAGTTCTGTTGATGATGTTGCCCGGCGTGGGGTTGACAAAGAGGTCAACAGCGTTTTCGATGTTGCCGCCCGCAATCTGGTTTTGGATGTCTTCACGTTCAGCAAGTCGGCGGAATGACGCGCTGTTGCCGGTGGCTTGACCGATGTCGTTAAACAACTGTTCTTCGCGCCGTAAAGCCGCTTCGAACACTTGAAACTCGCCGGGGTCCATGACCGCTTCAAACTTTTTCAAGGAGTTTTCCTTGAGGAGAGTGTTGGCGAAGTTTTGACGCCTACCTGTATCCTCAAAACCCTTCAGAACTTGCTGCATAAAGCCAGTCTTGAAGGCCTGCTGTTCGCCCGGAGAGTAATCCTTCATAAACTTGCCAAACTGCTGCCAGCGCAAGCCACCAGAGTTTTTGCCCTGTTCGAGGGCTTCCTTAATTTCGATGTCGCCCTTGTATTGCTGACGCGCGGCCTTGAACTCCTTCGGGCCGATGGCATCAAGCCGCTCTACAAAGGCGTCGCGCAAACCGCGCAGGGACGTAGCTTGGCCGCCCTGACCGCTGGCGTAGAGCGAGTTAATTTTGCGGTCGAGCGCAATCTTAACCTGATTAAGGGTGCCCATGTCTGGTGCCATTTTGCCGGTAGGCGAGAGACCAATAACCGAGCCTTCCGCGTCCATGATTGGGTCGAAGACTTCACGCAGTTTGAACTGCGACGGGTCTTGGCCTTTAAGAAGTGCTTCTTGTTGCTGCAAGCGCGAGTTTTGAAGCGCGTCTATGTACGCCGAGCGGATTGCAGGATCGTCCAGAACCTGCATGATACGCGGATCGCGGACCTCCACGTTCTGCCAGCCTGAGCCATAATTCCTCTCGGCGTTGTCGCGCAGCGTTTTGAGGACGCTCTCCTCCGACGCAAAATAATCTGGCGTCGGCACCGCCTCTTTCGCAAGGGCTTTGACGCGCTGCGGGGCACCGGACTGCACGTTGAACAGTCGGCGGACGAGATCGGCTTGTTCGCCGCTTGGTGTATTGACCACGTTTTCAGTAAGACGGCTAAGTTCTGGCGATAGCCCGCCAAGGGGCAAGTTGTCTATGCCATACGTCTTTGCCAGTTCGGCCAATTCGGCAATTTTTGCGTTGTCCAAACCGCCTTCGGCGATGCGGCGGCTGATGATGCCCGCTGCGCGGCGGGCTGCCTCTTCGTCGCCCATCTCCGTGCCACGCGCAGATAATACGCCGCGACCAAACTTGACCGCCTCGCCAACGCCGTACCCCGCAGCACCCAATGGAACGCCGAGGGCACCACCGATAACAGCTTTGCCCGCGCTGTCCACAAACCCTTCGCCCGAACCGAAACCCGCAGTGCCGCCAGCAACTGCGCCCGTAGCGGCAGCTCTGGCGAGAGGTGATGATAATTTGCTAATCCCTGTACCGGCTTGGATTGCCCGTCCGGCGACGTTAACACCGGGGACGAACATGGTTCCGATGCCACCTGTGATATTCAGAGCGGGGCCAAGGACGGGATACGCCTCGTTGAACTTGGCGCGCTCAAGCCGGATTTCGTTGACCAGCTCATCGTAACTCTTGTCTGAGAACGCGGCGCGAGCAGCCGCCTCAGCTTCGTCGCTGAACTCAAACGCCGCGCCGCCCGCCAATTCGCGGAGGCCGCCAGCGACCGTCTCACCCGCCGTAAGTTCGGGAGGCTCAATCTCAATCTGAGGCGCAACATCGGCAGTACCGCCGCCCGGTGCCTCATATACCCGAACCAACTGCTCCAACTCTTCGTCACTAAGCGTGTCAAGCTGCGCGGCAGTGTTTTCGTGCTGCTGGATGAGGTAGGCAAGCTCCTCGTCCGACATCCGGTCGATGGAGGAGTATCTGTTGGGCGTAGCATTTTGGCCGGTGTTTATCACTTCTTAGTCCCCTTAGCTGCGGCGCGGCGCTGCCGCTCTGCCGCGAGCTGATCGTAGGTGAAAGGCGATACACCCATCCGAGATTGCTGTTCGGCAACTTTAACGCCGCTGGCAACGATATTCATGAAGCGTTGCAATTCACGCTTGAACTGCACTTCCGAAGTGGCTGCGTTCATGTTTGCGAGAGCTTCCGTTGCGGATACCCCTTCTGGCCCCGAAATGGCACCAGCACCCTTCAGTTGCTCAAAGGCTTGCATGAACGCGCCCTTCTTAACAGCATTCAGCGCGTTGGTGAAGTCGCCTGCGGGTGTCGCCGGAACTGTGCCGATGCCGAAGCCTCCCTTGAACGGATTAGGCATGCCGACTGCGGCAGAAAACCCGGGGTGCTTGAGAAGAGCGGCCCCCTCGTTAAGCGCCTGCTGCGAGATTGACCGAAGTTTAGGGAGGCTGAACTCCTTCGTCGCGGCACTTTCGCCGAGCACCGAAGCGCGGCGGTTGCGGTACGCTTCGTCGGCTTGCTGCGCCGGAGTTTTAGGAGCCTGAGGCAGTGGCGTGGCCCGAAGACGCTCAAGCTCTACCCTATCACGCTCCGCTTTATCGTACTTGGCCTGCAAGTCAGCCAACTTGGCTGCTTCTGCGGTAGCCGCCGATTGCGACGGCTTAGCGTGATACTTCGGGTCGCTGAATTTAGAACCGCTCATCACCGGCCTCCTCTAGCATAATTAACAATCCGCATTGCTTTTTCAGCAAAGCGCGGCCCAAATTCCTGAATGAAGTCATCGAGATTAGCTTGTGACGGATCGGAAAGCAAATCGGCGTATGCGGCGTCGTTGGGTTGAACGATGTTTTCCCCAGAAACTGGATCGTAGGCCTTACTGTTCTCAATGATGACCGATTTCATCGTCGGTGTCTTCGACTTCATCGCCTCCAGCTTCGCCATAGCGAGCGAGGTCGTCAAGCCCTGCTTGGCGAGGCCCACCCGCTGGGCGAGCCGGTTCGTCTCCAACAACTCAAGCGCCTCTTTACGGCTGATCTCGCCTTCGCGCTGGGCCTTCTGCTGCGCCGCTAAGACGGGTGTAATGTTTTCCAAGATGCCGCCAAAGCCACGCCGCGTCGTCGGTTGGGCTAACGCCGCCGACAACTGGAACATGCGCTCGCTGAACGATGGGGCGAAACGCTTTTCCGCCAAAGCCTTTTCCAAAGCGTTGTAGCGAGCCGTTTGCTCCGCCGCGAGCTTGTTGTACTCAGTCATGGCTGACTGGACGTTGGGGTCTTTGTACACCGACAGGCCGCCCGTTGCGTCAGCAGCGTCTGCGGCAGCAGCGTCTGCGTCAGCAACGGCGCTGAGAGCACCTAATTCTTCGTCCATCGTAACTTCCTCTGCGTCGGATGCCTCTTGCGGCAAGCCTAATTCTTCTCGCATTTTGCGAAGGTGGTCTATCTGCCACTGCGCTAGGGGCGGATTTTCCACGATCACTTCCCTTTCAGAGAGCCGACGATACCCGCAGCAGCAGTTAGCGCGCTGGCGATATCTTTTCCGGTCGATGAGTATTCCTGTTTGACGCCTGACGGCGAGATACCGTATTCTTGCGTCGCGCTTGGGACGCCGGAGGCAACACCTTGGAACGTCTTCATCATGTTGTTGATCTGCTCTTGCGGATAGCCCTGCTGACGCAGGAAGTCCTGATACGCCACGTCGAGGTTCTTCTGACCCTGCTGCTGCTCCAGTGCGCCGACGCCGCCCAGCGCGCCTGCGCCAGTG